ATGTAGAATACCAACTTTTTCTCCGTCTTCTTCTACAATCCAAAACTTTCCATCTACAATAGGTTTAGCTTTTAAATTCATTTAGGGTACCTCGCTTGAAACGGATCAGCATAAGTCTGTATAGTGTCCATAATTTTCTTCATATCATAGAGCTGACAAAACTTTAGCAGGCGTATGCCTACTTGGCTAATGTTCTTAGGCTCTCGTGTATTTTCTTCAATTGTTTCTGTAATCAACTTTCTAATGTCTTCTGGCTGTGCAGTAAGGTCTACTAGAGTAACGTTTCTTTCGTAGTCATCTAATACTCTGTGTTCAACACCTTCGTGGTCGGTCCAACGCTGAAGCATCATATTGTTCCACGCCCAGCCTTTTTTGCCTTTATCTTCATAGGCTTCTGTTAGACCAACTTTATTCTTAGTACCTTTAGTACGGACACCTGGGTACGCAGAAAAGACATTATCACTTGAATCGCCACGCATACACTTCTCAAACAAGATCCATTGTGGGTTGGGTGCAGCCACAGGCTCTTTAGTTTTCTTATCAATTACACTTTTGCCTTTCTTGTCAAAGACACCTTCATGTGTAGTAAGTGTATCTGCTACACCGTTGTACTGTTTCACATTGGGTGCAATCAACTGATGAAAATCACTATCTGTCGAGATGATCACATGATCATCATTTGGATGAGTTTGAATGAAGCCAGCAATCAAATCATCTGCTTCTAGTTGTGCATGACGTAAGACTGTACAGTTAGTCTTAGTTTCAATGAACTCTTTGAATGCGTCAAACGTTTCCCAGAACAGTTTATCTTCTTCTTGCTCACGTACAGTCATAGCCGCACGGGTTTCTGCACGATTGGCTTTGTACGGTTTGTAAAAATCTTTGCGCCACGAGCGACCCTCAAGGCAGAACACTACATGAGTACCACCAAAGTCATTCCACGCTTTTTTAATACTGTTAAAAGTAATGTGAAGGGCCATGCCTAGCTTAATGTCAGCGTCGCCGCGAACAACGTGTCTAGCACGGAAGAATGTATTAGCAGTATCAACTAAAATATATGTCATGAAACTTCTGATTTGCCTTTTGAAATAGGAACAACATTAATATAGCCAGCTGGTCTAGATGGATCAAGTCCTGCTTCTGCAAGCATGTTACTTGCCAAATCTCTAAACCAACGATCTACAATTTCTTCATCAGGATCGCCATCAAAGCCGTATCCTGCTTGTTTCAATTGTACAATAAAAAGGTCGTTCCAGTCAAGCTCAAAGAATCCATTTCTAACATTATCTTTATTTACGTGCGTATCTAAAACAGTGACATAAGGAATCCCTTGGGCAGTTGCACGTTCTTTTGGGCTCAGCTTGGCTGTTTCCTCCGCAAGTTTGGCTGCATCAGCTTCAGCTTTGGCTTTGGCAGCAGTTTTAACTGCCTCAACTGCCTCAGCCTCTGCTTGAACTTTCATGTCTTCAATTGCTTGAATGCCTGTAATCTTTTTTATAAATTTCTTTAACATCATTCACCCCACGCAATTTGATAAAGGAATCTGTCTGCTTTATTTTTAAAAGTCAATTGCATTGGTTCTTGAAAATTAAATCGACCCTCGCCTAGTACTTCTCCACACCAATACAATTTAGCCATGTCGTTAATTTTTGATATTGTAATTGTTATCATTTAAGTACCCCACTCATTTTTAAATAATGGCACCTGCAATCTATCGCTATAACGTAAGCCATTCTTCATTGCTAGATCTGCTACACGACGATTGTTTAGTGCATATACATTCTCGACACCACCCACTGGCATTAGATAAACATGCCCAGTAAATCCTGCTTTACGATATGCGGCAATAGCACATTCTGCGTCCTTAAAGTCTTGTTCTGTAGCAATAACAAATTTCAAATATGCTGTGCCATAGTCTTCATACTCGCAGACAATCTCTGGACAAATAGCATCTTCCCACTTCTCGCCCGAGCAAGGAAGTTTGGCACTTACTGAGAATGTAATTTCACGCATGAAGTCTTTATCGTGGTGATGTGCCCATGTATGCAAGTAACTGCCAAACTCTTTGCTAATCTCTTGAGTACCATTTGTTTCGAATGTAATCTCTTTAAGACCTTGCATCTTAGGATGATCTAATAAGTCAGGATAAGCACGTTGCCAACCTAGCAAAGGCTCTCCACCTGTAATAACTAAGTGTTCATCTTTCCACTCTCCGTGTGGAATAATTTCTGCAATACGATCTGCAATAGCATCACTAGTAAGCACTGGACTAAGATCTTTAAAGCTAGGATGCCAACTAGCGTAACTATCACAACCTGTAGAAACTAAAGGAAGTTCTTCGTATTTTTTAAAAGGTGTAATTTCGTGTATTTGGGCAAGTTGTTCTGCTTCACTACTTAACATGCCATGCTCCATACCAAAACCAGCACATTTAAAGTTACAACCAAATGTACGTAAGAAAACAGAAGGAACACCCATATATCTACCCTCTCCCTGTATAGAGTAGAACAGCTCTGCAATTTTAATTTTACTCATAACTTTAATTGTTCCATTGTTGCAATCTTACTAATACGTTCACCAAAGTCTTGATCGTTAGTAATAATGTAAGTAGTAGTATCGTTGCGATCAATTTTACGATCATAACGTCTAAATTCTACAACCTTACCACCTACTGCTGAATAGACTTTAAAGTTTAATACAGGTTCATCACCGCATATAGCTTCTGAGTCTCGTGTGGCAACTAATCCTCTAGAAACTTTAGCATTCTGTTCTGCTAATTCTTGACCTTGATAAGTCCAACGCCATAACATCTTTTTAAACCATTTCATTTACATGTTCCTAAATAATCATCTAATCTTTTTGCGGCTTCGTCAAAGTCTACAGCCCACACTCGAGCTGTAATTATACTATCTTTAATCTGCATGTCAAATGGAATCTCACCATTAAAACGGAAGTCATCTGGTACTTCTGTAGTAACAGTAAACTCATTTAAGTTCTTTGCACGAAAGATTAAATTATTAGCCATATCTACTGAGTTCATATCAACCGCCTTGTTCACTGTCTTTTGGAAATGCTGTACTGAAAGGCCAACTTGTATTAGGATCAGGTCGAGGTTTTAGTTTCACGTTCTCTTCAATGACTGTTCCGTCACTTTCGCATAGACTAACTTGATATGGTCCCCAGATGTGTACAGCACTATCTTCTTCCTGCCAATCGTGTTCACCGTCGTAGAGCCAACCTGCACCGCCTTCGTAGTAAGCATCTTTAATAGCTTGCTGGTCATCATCGGATAAATCGTCACTGAATTCCCATTCAATGCTAATGCTATCGTCAAATTCACAGCCCCACCCTGTATCTGTTTGGGCATAAGCAACTTTGTCACCTTCCCAAGGAAGATTACAGTCCATATCTTCTTCGATAAAACCTTGACCCCAACGATATGTTTCATCTAGATTGAACCAACTGATACTGCCATCTGGATTCTCTCGAAACATTTCTACATGGTAGATAATGCTTTTCTTTTCTAAAGGTTTAATTAGATAAACGCGGCTCATTTAAACATCCTTGCATCTAAGATAATTGATGCGCCCAAGATTAACCATACTATTCCAGGCCAAAAGTTTCCTACAAGAATGTGTGCAACACCCGAACCTACGTTAGCACCACCAACTACATAGCCAATCGTTTTACGGTGACGACCAAACCATTCAAAAAACTTATCCATTATTCTTCCTCTACAAAGTCAATAACATTACCATCTTCGTCTGCAATGATAATACGAACATTACCTTCTTCGTCTTCAAGTTCTAAAGGACCCCATACCCAACATTCGGTATCACTAAGATACCAGTCACCGTTACTGTCTTCTTCTAGTGCATAAGAGCCTTCTTCGTTGATAATCTCACGTAGACGTTCTTCTTCATCTTCATCAACGCCTTCGATTTCGATACCGCCCCAGCAACCGCCGTCAAACATTTCTACTAGTTCTGTTGAGTCAATGTTATCACCAATCAAATTAAACAAATCTAAGCTGTCTGTTTTACCATCGCCGCCCGGAACTTGATCGAACTTGATAGCTGGAAATTCGTCATCGGTAGTTTCGATAGTAAACT